AATAATATGACATGCTATTCATGCATTTACCAAATCTCAAAAGGAAAGAGTACTATGAAAAAGATCGCCTTACTAACAGTCCTATTGGCAACAATGTTGATTACTGTCGGTGACCTACAAGGCTTGACACAAGACGCACCCTCTCATTCCGTGTCGTCGGAATGCCCATTTGATCATGTTGGAGGCAGAGGCACATGGACGGGTAAAACTAAGGTCGTTAATGCAAAAGTATTCTACGAACAAAAATGCATCCAAGGACACAGGTGGTATACGCGTAAGCCATGATCTACATGGAGAATAAAAATGCCAGAATATAGTTTCTTGTGCGAAAACTGCTCACACAAATGGTCTATTGTATGCAGTATAAATGAATATACAGACAAGCAAAGCTGCCCCGGCTGCCGGAAAAGAAAAACGGTTCATAGAGACTTTGAAGAAGATTCGGTGCATGGATCGGTTAATCTTTCGCTTTCTGAGGTAAAAACCATAGGGCACTATGCAGACAAACAAACAAAAAAATATGGAAAATGGAAATGTGAAGATATGCTAAGAGACTTTAAAACCAAGAAAGTGCAAGGAGGAGGAGAACTTCCTGCTGGTATGAGCCGTGTGGAGCGTCCTACCGACGCCCCTATCTGGCCCGGAGAAACAACAAAGAAGAGAAGAAAGGTAAGAAAAAAAAACAAATGAGCACTTTTAGAATACATAAAGGAAAAGATGTCCAAAAATCTAACGAAGAGGAACTCCAAGAAAAAGAGACCCTCTTTTATACCATTTTTGGAAAACATGAGTGGTTAGATGAAGAAGGCTTCCCTAGAACAAACCAAGAAAGTCCAGACGCTTACGCAAAATCAATAGTTGGGAACTCTAAGACTAAATTTTTCGTAAAAAGGGGCCGTTATGGAAAACTCTACAACCCCATTGGGCTATATAGCGAAGGAACTGCCAACAAGCAATTGCGGCATGCGGGTCGTCCCGAATGGGAGTTCAAAGAAGAAACAGAAAGGGTCTTTAATTTTTATATTAAGTTCTTAAAAACTAAAAACAGCGCGTGGTTACATAACGCAGAAAGAGAGTAGCGCAATGGGAAAACTGTCAAAAGCAAAACAAATAACTGATACGGAAAAATATTGTATCCAAGGGATGCACTACAATGAAATGTCAGAAGAAGAGATTTCCAAAGCCCTTGGAAGAGACATAGAGGAAGTGGCAAGTTATATATCCGTTTTAGAACAAGAACAAGAAAAAAAAGCTAGCAATTTTATTATAAATGAAACTGGAAGCGGTAATAAAGGGGTTTCTGTCATGACTCAGGCTGGCTCTGAACGAGTAGATGCCGCAAGAGAACGATTGGTTCCTCCGGCCAGAAACACCAATACCATTCACTCAATCCATGACTAAAAAGAGAACAGAAAAAAGCACATATCCCTCTCGATATTCTCCGGGAGGATGGGTTTCTGCTCCGCAGTATATCACAGAATTTATTTGTGAAAAAAAAGCGCAGAAAGACCGCAAAGAACTTCCAATAAAATTTTGGGAGATTAAAGAATGGCGTAGTTATTATAGATATCAAATTACGCTAGCAAACAAGCTCCTCAAGGAGTTTCCTGCAACTGCCATTATAGCGGCACTCAAGGATAAGAGGTGCTGGAAAACATATTCTCTTCGAGCCCCAATGCTATATGGTATAATTGAAGAGAAGGAGAAGGAACTCACAGTCCGTGAGGCTGAGGCTGACTATGATGTAGCTAAAAAAGACGACAACATCACTCACCGAAGTGCCAACAATCAGAAATCTATACTATCAAAACTAAGAGAGCTAGATGAATAAGGATATTATTAAAGAATATGGAAACGTTCTTCATGATCCTTCAGTAATAACAGACCGACCTCTCAAAACTCTTTCTGTAAGCCCCAAAATAGACATTGCTCTGGGAGGTGGAGTGCCCGAGGGTTCTCTCTTTATTATGACAGGTCCAGAAAAGGTTGGAAAAACCGTAACGGCTCTTGCATTTTGCTCAAATGCCCAAGAATACGAGCGGGATATATATTATGCCAACATAGAGGGTAGGTTGAGAAAACGGGACCTAGAAGGCATTGGTGGACTTGATCTTAACGCTGAGACAATGCAAATCATTTCCTCCACCGAGGGCAATATTCTTTCAGCAGAAAAATATTTGTCAATAATAGACAATATAGTCCACACAAAACCGGGATCAATAGCCGTAGTGGATTCCTTCTCAGCTTTAGCAAGCGAGTCTGAGCTAACAGGGGACCTAGCAGACGTTCAAGTTATGAGCGTACAAAAAATACTGGCTAAATTCTGCCGTCGTATATCAAATGCTCTACCTATAAATCGAGTCACCGTAGTGGGAATTACTCACTTAATGGCAAATGTCCAAAAATTTGGCCGGGGAAAATCTAAAATAGAAAAGTCGGGGAGTGCACTTAAGTATCAAGTTGATGTTAAGCTACATGCGAGTCACTCACAGCCAATTATGCAGGGAGACACCCAGATTGGACAGACTGTAAATTGGCAGGTGGTGACCTCTGCTATCGGCCCTCCGGGACAGAAGGTTGCAAGTCACATCAAATATGGTCGAGGGATCTGGAAAGAGATGGAGCTTGCCGACCTTATGGTTGATTTCGGTCTTGTTGTTAAGTCTGGGTCTTGGCTCAAACTTCCTAACGATGAAAAGATTCAGGGAAAAGTAAATCTTGCATCCTATCTAGAGGAAAACCCTAAAGAGTATAGGGCCTTTGAAAAAGAAGTATTTACTATGGTTGGAATTGAGAAGTGAAAACTAGAGATTTAAACGATGAAATTTACAACTGGAAATTGCAAGGATATGTAACCAAGGCAAACGATACAAGGCCGCGATCTAAACTTCACTTGATGGCGCGTGACTTGCTGATGGAATTGTTTCCTACCGTTCAAATATTGGAAGAGGTGCCAGTCCAACTAACTCGTTTTGAAAAAGGCTTCTTTGATTTTTATATCAATACCCTCAAGCTCGTTATTGAGGTGCACGGCCAGCAACACTACAAATTCAATGCATTGTTTCATACGTCCGCACAGGATTTTGCTCAGCAGAGAAAAAGAGATGCTCGCAAAAAGGAATGGTGCGAGTATAATAACATTACATACGTGGAACTTCCGTTTAAGGAAAAGGTTGACGAGTGGAAAAGCCGAATACTGCAACGGAACAATTAGTTAGATTAGACTCTATTTTGGATGAGTATGAGTCCTCCATAGGGCTACCTTCCTATGCTGCCGACTTTCACGAACCAGCCGTTCATGGGTACATGCAGATGGATAGAACTTCCATAGAGAAACTTACCCTTGAAGAGTGTGCTGAAGCGTCACTGCTCTTGGGAAGCCTGTCTTTTCACGTACTTCGCTCCCAGAATCGAGAGGTTGCTCGTGTTCAGTGGGCGCAAACGTCACTAAAATCAGTCATTTCCGGAAAAGAGAGTCAATATTCTGGTTCATGGGACAGTCAATATCATCAGGCAATCAAAGACAACGACTACGCGAGGAAGCTTTTAGCTATTAAAAAATACGCCCAGCAACGTGCCGATAGGCTAATCCATATCGCAAGCTCAATTAAAAACATGGCAGATCTTTTCCTAAACTTGCAAAAGGCCAAGGCGGGTAGAAGGTATGAATAGAAAAGAAGAATTAAAAAAGCTACTAAAAGAATTCACCAAAGATGAATTGAGGGAAATTTTAGAGGCTCCTGAAGAAGAAGCCGAAAAAAACTTTCATCAGATTGACCCTACTAAAAAGAAAAGAAGGAGAGGAAAGGGAACGCGTCGAAAAAATAAAAAGAAGGGTTCCCAGAAAAGATCCACCAAAACCTACGGAAACGACAAAGGAAACTCATGCAGGAGTAGTACCGTAGACACTTCCAGCAAGCGACCGAATAAGTTCGAGGACTTTATGAAAAACACGGTACTAACGGCGGCTGAAAAAAGTGAACTCGAAGAGGCTTCAGCAGCCGATAGACAAAACAAGGGTGCGGATCGCGCTCCGAGAACACGGCGGTCCAATATGGTAGAGGCGGAGTGCCGATCCTGCGGTGTCCAAGAAGAGGTTTCATCATCAGTAATATATGATATAAATAGATGGAAATGTAACAAATGTTCATCGCAGGCTTGCGAGTAAAAAGGTAGAGTTTCAAAGACCAAAGTTCCACTTTTACGACTAGGTGTCATTAATTTTTTTTATGATTTTACAAGACTTACCAGCAGAACGAGCAATCTTATCCGGAATCTGTCGCTTCGGATCGTCTGCTCTTTTTGATGTTGCAGACATTATTGACGATGGTAGCTTTACCATAGAATCCAACGTTTCTATCTACTCATGCTTAAGGCATATTATAGACAAAGATGATTCGGCTGAGATAGATGTGCCTTCTATACTTTCGGCAGCCAAAGAGATAGGTCTAACTGGGTTTTTCAATAACCAAGAAGTCGCACACCTGTCCTCCATAATGAAGTTTCCGGTGCTTTTAAAAAATGTCCGGTCATTTGCTGCCAAGATTAGAAAATTACAAATAGCGAGAATGATGTATGACCAGCTAGAGCTTACAAAGGAAAAGTATATAGAAATCAAGGGAGATGAGCCAATTTCAAATATTCTTGGAATTGCAGAAGAGTCTATTTTTGAGTTCACCTCTCTTTTATCTGACAGTGATGACGCTCCTGTAAAAATATTCAATGATGTAGAAGAATATCTAACCGAACTTTCCGACGATCCCGTTGACCAAATAGGAATTTCTACGGG